GGGCCATCTGAAATAACTAAATCTGACGAACTTCTAACTGCATTACCATCTGGGTTTGTTAATAAAATTCTAACATTCTGTCCGTTTGTTAAACCTGTTGTACCAGTTGTAAAACTAACTGTTGTTGCATTGGTAAATGTAACTGATGTTGCAGATTGAACTAACCCATTTGCTCTTTGTAATTCTACTTTTGGTATAGATGCAAAATTTGTTCCTGTTAAAGTTATTGTACCACCAACATCTGCATCAATAACAGAAGGTGAAATACCTGTAATAGTTGGTTGTGTTTCTGTTGGTATAGTTGCAGATCCACCAAGAGCAACAGCAACACCATTAATGGTTACTTGACCGTTTGCTAAAGCAGAGTTTGGTATAACACTATTTTGAAATGTTAAACTATCTCCTGCTTCACCAACTTGTAAGTTAGTTCCTGATTGTGGAATAATTTTATCTACTTCTATTGTACTCATTATATAATTACTAAATTACCTGTTACTGTTACAGTTCCTGATACAGTTACTGGCCCTGCTAAAACTCCTGAGTCCATTGTTTGAACATCAGAAATAGTTGACGCGTGTGTTGTTACATATGTTGTGGCTGTCATACTTGCAGACGGAGCTCGTTTTGCAGGGTAAGTACAAAATACAGTTTTAGTTCCTGTTTGAAAATTCACAAGGTTGTCTGAATTTGAAGAGGAGATAATGGTAGTTCGTGAAAGTGTATCAGGTGATGCATCTGTTACAGTTCCAATACCAACTTCAAAGTCAGCTGTTCCATCATGTGAAATACAATAGAATGTACTATTAGTAGTTCCTATACCAGCAACGAAAGTTTCAAAACCTGTTTCAGCAGAAGCTGATAAGTTTATTGTTCCCGTACCAGTAGATGTACTAGTCTGTTTAACTCTGTCATTTAATACAAAAGCCATTTATTTAATCCTTACTATTACGCGTTGCCTAATCTGATAATAGCATTTGATGTATCAGGCGTAGGGAATTGTATTACAAAGTCACCATTAGTTGCCGTCTTATTTCCACCAAAATCTAAAACCAGTACAAGCTGATTACCGCCACCAGTTGATTTATATATTGCAGCGCCTGCAGCAGTTAATGTAACAGATGAAAAAGTTAAATCTGCAAAATCAATGTAAGCAATGTTTGAAGCTATTGCTACACCATTATTTGTTAGATTGTTTCCAGCTGTTGTATAATTAGTTCCTGAAGAACTAACTTCATTTCCTGTTTGGTATACAGTTGAACCTGTACTGTATCCGGCTATGCTAGTATATAAAGCACACTTGAACGTGTTACCTCCGTTACCAGAAGTATCAAAATTAAAAACACCTTTTAAAAGGTTTGTTTTAAACGCATCAGGTACTATGTTTGCCATTTTTTATCTCCTTATTATGGTGATGGTGATTTTATACTATTACGAATAACACCATCTTGGTATTCGTCTCTGCGTCTTCGACCTTCTTGTTCGATCGAGTACGATGCTAAAGATCTCTTATAACTCGCTTCGTAGTATTGTAACATATCTATTGGACCTTTCAAGTATCCATATGCTTCTACAAGAGCAGCATATAAAAGCAAGTCTTGATATTTATTTGACATGTAAGTTCCAGAACCACTTTTTGTAGCATCTGTTAGACTTACTGGTTGTTTCATATAAGCTAAAGTTATTTCATACGTAGCATCAGGTGTAGGTGCAACTACCCAAAAATTAGCATCCCAATTAGCGTAGTATTTTGGAAGGCCATTTGCTGTGCTAGGTGTATCATAAAAAGTTGCCATATATGATGTATCTTTTTTCTCTAAAAATGTTTGAGTATTTGGAGTTACTGTTGTGTTTTTTAATTGCACATATCTAATACTTCTTAAATCAGATGGAATCGTTACGTATCTATTTCCAACAGCTAAGTTAGATGTAGCGTAATGTCTGTTATCATCTGAGTCTACTTCTCTATAAATTCTATTTTCTGCATTTTTAACAAATGTATTAACAACTCCAGTTGTTAATACACCACTATCAACTTCTGTGTAATTTCTAATATCGTCTGTTATGTTTGCTAAAGTATACGCCATTATGATTCTAAAGTTACAGGTCCTGCTGTAACTGTCATTCCTCCACTTTCTTCTGTTATATTAGGAGTTGATCCTAATGTAAATGTATACTTGTCTGTAGTTGTAACTGTTATTGAAAAACCAACGCTAGCAGTATATGCAGTAGAGGCTACTCCACCAGGAGAACCCTCTACGTTTCTAAATCTTACTGTGTCATTACTAGATCTACCATGGTTTAAATCTGTAACAGTTATTGTTGTAGATCCACTAGTTATTGCAAAAGGATTAGGGCCCAGTAATCTTGCAACAGCTGGTTCTATTCTTGCAGGTCTTGAGTTTCTTAGACCCTGTGGTTCTGCCATAAATCTTTTAGGTTCAAGTTGTGGGTGCTTAGACTCATACTCTGAAGTATGTACTCTTGATCCATTCCACTCTATCATCATTTCAGTATACGGAAATTCTAAACCAGATCTGTCAGAAATAAATTTTGCATGTTTACCAACAGCCATTAATTAACTCCTGTATAATATGATTTAGGTGTAATGTATGTACTAGAAGAGGATCCATCTTCTGCTAATGCTCTTTGTAATTCATCTTCGTAAAGTAATTTAAACTGTTCAGTTCTTTGTGGTGCATATTTTTGTGATAGATAAAAAGTTAAACCTGATACCATACATGGTACAAATCTATAAGGTACATCAGTTGAATTAGTAAAAGCACCTGCATCTTGAATTCTTTTTACAAAATAAAAATTTAAAAATTTTCCATTCTCACTAGATCCTGGCGTTAGATATAAAGTTATAGTAACTTTATCTATAAATCTTTGAACAAAATATTGTGATGGTTGACCTGTAGATAATTTATTTGATAATGCTTGATAAGCTGATCTTGCAACTTTAGTTAATGGTACATCAACATTACTAGCGTTTCTAAAACTAGCTTCTAAAATATCATCAGCACCTGTTGCAAAATTTGTAACAGCATCTCCATTTGCATGTGCCGCTGCAGTTGTTCCGTCTACTGCTCTTGTAGCACCTGTTAAGTTTAAACTACTAATTCCTGTGTAAGAAATAACTTCGTTATTAATTTTTATTTTACCTGAACTAGGCATATTGGCTACAGCAGCAACAGGTATAGTTGTTACATTGTTTGCAATTGCTCCTGTTAAAGTTGTAGTTACACCGTTTGAACTACCTTCTTGTGATGATCTAAATAATGTATATTCGTTTTGTCCGTTTGCTAAAGTAATAGAACTGTTTTCTACTTCCCAATAATGCAAACCACGATTAGCCCATTCTTGAAACATTATATTTAATGTTCTTCTTGAAGCTTTTAATTGATATCCAGTTACATTCTGGATTCCCATTCTTTCAAAAGACTCTTCTATAATTTCGTCAATAGAAAACCCTTGTTCAAAAACATTTGTGCCAGAGGTTGTGTTAGCCATTTAGCCTCCTACTTATCTATAATAACAGTTACAGTAGCGTTAGAGATTGCTTGAACTGACATTCCACCTTCAAATACAATTCCATCTTCTGCTAAGTTATAAGAGAAAACATCACCTGCTGGTACGTCAACTTGAAATTGATCTACTGCATTTCCATCTCTTAATGTAACTGAACCTGCAGAACCAGTTGATGCTAAGATAATTCCTCTTAATCTTGTTCTTCCTCCGAATACTGAACCTGTTCCTGTTTTTCTAACTGCTTTTACGTCTGACTTCATTAGCCTGTATATCCTATTGTTACGGAGTCTGTAGTAGTTAAATCTAAATAGACTCCTGTTTTAAATCTTATACCAGAACCGGGGACAAATACATCTAAACCTTCAGAACTAAATTTAGCTTGAAATTCTAAAGATCCTGTACCATCTGTTCCATCATGTAGTTTTACTAAACAATTACTTCCACCATGAGCCATAATATATGTAACTCTACATGGACCTAAATTAGTTCCACCACCAGTAATAGTTTTAAATCTACCATCAGCTGTTAATGTTGTAAACTTTTGATCACTTGAAAACGATCCACCGCCTGCCATAATTTTCTCCTTAAACTTATGTGTGGGCCGAAGCCCACACTAAATTATTTATTACGCGTTTAGGTTATTGTTTTGTGCGTACAAAACAGTAAGTCTAGTTGTTCCAGCGTTAGTTGCAGCAGAAGCAGTAATCGTTAATTTGATATCTGCAGTTCCTGTGTCAGACCAAACTAATGCTCCACCAGCTTCAGTTGTTGGTCTTTTTCTACCAACTGCTGTTCCAAGTGCGAAAGTATTAATTATACTTGTTGCACCACCAACTGTGTCACCAACACTTAAGTTAGTTGCACCTGATGCTGCTGTTATTGAATCAAGTATACAATCAATGATTTGTGAATTTGCTGGGATAACAATATCTGTTGCACCGGCAGCAATCGCTCCATTTGATAAATCAATTAGATGTGTTTGAGACATCACAACTTGACCTGTATTTTTGATGTTAGAACCTAAACTTGTTCCTGTTGTTTCTTTTATCGTTCCCGCTTTTATCGGTCCCGAAAACGTTGTTGAAGCCATAATTATATCCTCCTAGTTTATCGAACATAGTCTCTAGGCCGTCCACTATATGGGTCTATGTTCTGGTTTAATTATATAGTGAGTTTTTTATATACTAGTTTTGAGTAGAGCGCAAGAGAGCCTGTAATGTGAATTGAATTTATTCAACGATGTAGCTTTTTACTAAGTAGCTACTGAAACTTGCGGAGCAACACCTTCTGCAGTGTTTTGTCTGTGAGCAATTTCAGCTTCTTCAAGCTTAATGTCAGTGATGATTTGCTTAACTTTGTCATCAATTCTGACCATGTCAAGAGTGTATTTACCATTAGATAGCCACTCCTGTTCCCACTTCAACTCCAAGGACCTTTTTCGTTTGTAAAGGTCTTGTATCATTACTAACCTCCTCATAGGTTATTCGATAGGGAATATCTCTAAACATTCCCGATGATTCCCAAGTTATACTATTTTCTCCTAGTTTGTCAACTATTGCTTTTTCTAGAGAAACAGCGTCATCATTAGATTCTAATTCAAATCTAGCGTGATGATCGTATGCGTATATGTTTATTAGGAATTTTTTCATGGTTTTTTCTTTCTATATTTAGAATGAGGCGGGATTGTGTCCCGCCTCAAAATTAGTGATTAAGCACCTGGTGATGCGTAAATACCTCTAGGGTCAGATACACCAAATACGTATCTTTCTCTAGCTTTGTATCTTACATTGCCAGTATCAAAATCGCCTTCCATTTTAGTAGTCAATGGAGCTCTTTCAAGATGTTTCATTCCATTAGGAACATCAGTGATTAAGAAGAAAGCATCTGGATCTGTTAAGAAGTTATTTACTGAATAACCTCCTGGAACCATTCCTTTACTTACTAATGCATTGATGTCATTGTCAGCTGTTCCAACTCTTTGAGAAGACTTCATAAGTCTTTCTGCTGTGAATTGTAAAGCTGATGGAATAACCATGCTTTTAGCGCTAGCAGCAATTTTCAAACCTCTTTCATCAGTAAGCGCTGCAATGTCAATCATTGCTTGCTCTAATGAAGTTTCGTTTAAATCAGCTGCAGTTGCCAATGTGTTACTGAAAGTCCCGTTTATAGTCGGGTGGTTAGATGCAAATAAATTGCTTCCGTCACCAGCCTTAAAGTTACCATTGAATCCATTGTTTAATGGAGACGCTGCTTTGATTTGTTT